GATAAGTCCCAACCAGGATGCTAAGCGCCTATAGCGCCGATTAGTATCTAATACCTACGTCGTAGGTATTTACCGGAACGGGTTCCGGATAACCCTGAACATCAGGGTGATGAGGTCCGAAGACCTCATGGTGTCGCCATGCGACACGATGGAGGCGGTATATAGCCCCCATCTCCGTGTCGAGATCACCTCTGACACGGAATTCGAGGACACTGTCCTCGATCCATCTGTGGACTATATCGTCCTCAGTAACCATGTACCATCCAAAATCCATGGTTTCATGTGCAAAGTTTATTGCACCTGGGTCCTCTATTAAGAGGTACTCTTCCGGGATTTCTAGATCCTGGAACCCTTTAAAAACGTAAAGGGTTGGGCCAACTATATATATGTTGACCTTTTTACCACCTCGGTGGTAAAGAACTCGCTGAATATCTCTAGCGAGTCTAACGTCACCGCTTATAAGGATGACGTCCGCAGGAATGTTTTCCTGTGGTAATCCGAGCATTATATAAGAATCGGATTCGAACCAAAGAAACAATTTTTCTTTGGCCATAACTGACAAAGGAATACCGTCAGTTAAGAACCGCATTACCTCGGGTAATTTTGCGGTGTAGAGGTCGAGATTTTCCTCGACCCATTTCCGTACAGTCTCTGTACCGTACGATTTCCGCTCATACATATTGAGTGGAACCTGTTTTGGATTTATAATATCCAAAATCTCATTCTTGACATAGTAGTCAGGAATCATCTTGGACCTAAGTCCAGGATTTTTTAATACTGCAATCCAGCGTATTAAGTTTGGACGAATAATCATTCTTCCAATTGGGACCTTTATTTGATCAAGGTCCTTAACAAATTCAATTTTACGAACTTGTTTATATGTTCTAGGAGAGAACATATCTCGCCAAAATATGACTTTGGCGATCCCATACAATATGTGTGTGGGGTCACTGAACAATTTATTACGTTCAGAGAAACTAGAAAGGACTTTTTTCCTTTCTATATCACTAGCATCTAATATGTATTGGCTAGGGATTAATGGACGTAGTGCGTCCATTGTCGGTACCAATTTATGGTAACGGTGTGATGGCATAGATCCATCATTCCATTCAGTGCGAATGGTTTGAAATGCAAAAGCATTTCGTAAAACTAGACCTATTCTAGTCATCGTCTCGATAGAATTTCGAGATTTTTTCTCAATTACATTTTTGAGAAATAGTGGGTAGTTTGTAAAACTCCCATCTCCTCCAATTTCGATTGGAGTATAAGGACAAAAGGTTGTCCTATCGCGTGGTACCAATAAATGTTGTATCACGCTTGCCAGCTCAAAAGCTGGTAAGAACTGCGGATTTGTATTTGCAGTCCATTTGGTCTCCTTTCCTAGGAGATCCTGTCTACCGATATCAGTATTTGAAAATCGGTTTGTTTCGCTTGTCGTTGGAATTAGCAAGCGAATTCTTGGCGTATCAATGTACGTCAATGGTTTCCCCTTTCTTAAGCAGGAGGAAATAGAGTCCCCAAAATGTTTGGGTACTCGGGATAGTTCTTCACAGTAGTAAACTATCCTATCGGAGATGAAAGTATCATCTTCGGAGAGCTTAAAATCTAATTGTTTAAGCTCATGAATAACCTTTTCAAGGTTATTTTGTTCATCACTTAAATGAACACCGTCGTCGCCTGCTATGACGCCGACTTTTATTGCCGCTTTACGACAGCAATAATCATGTGCTATAGTTAGCACTATTTTCGTGAGCCTATCGCCCATGAACCATCCACGGGTTTTAATAACCGCGGAATTTTCCCCATATATGTTATGGAGAATGACCCTCTTACTACAATAGATGGTCTTAGCTAGAATCAGCAATCCTAGCGGTGCGTGATGTACATAATCACGCATTACAGAAATACATTTCTGTAAGATCTGACGTGCTACCGTCAGATTTCCGAAGTCCGTAGCTTCAGAAAGGTCATACGATAGTCCGTATGTCCTGTATCCGATAAATAAATTTTCGGATATCCATGGGTCCCAAGGGCCTATGGTTTTAAGGAATTGCCATAAATTCCTTGAGCTGGATAGTCCAGCTCGTGTTCTTCTTGTACGAAGACACGGTTGTAGCATATGTGCTACAACTCCCAATATTATTTGATATTGGTACGTGGCCACAGTAATGACTCTGGCCTTCGACTTTTCTTTAACGTCGTGAATTCTCACTACACGTGAGAATTTTGGCTTTTCAAGCACTTCTTGAACAGCCCAGCATACCAATTCGTATGCATTCGATACCCTTTGAGATGGTATCGTTTTGGGATCTAGAGTTTCTAGATCGTATAATGTGTGTAAACATTTCACATTAGTTAGGGTTTTAAGAAACCCATTCTGTCCATCCGTTTTACGGGTCGACTGAAAGCAAGAATTTATTCCTGCTGAAATGGTAGCATTGCAATTTGCTACCATACTAACGCCTTGTACACATTGCGTTAGAATCCTATCATCCATTTGGATAGGATTTGACGGTAAAGTTACCGTTCTAAGGAATTTGTCCTTAGCTCTGAA